GGCAGGATATTTCCGGCCATGTAATGCACATCACCGCCATCATAAGCGCTCATGTCATCCTTTTCGCGACCTTCATTCGGGGTCAGCATGCCATTCTGAATGCGGATCGCCATTGATTCCGCTCTGGCTTTGCTATCCATTCTCAGCAATGATTCGCGGATGAATTTGAAATAATGTGATTTTTGTTCACCACGAGATAACCACCGTATTTTGGCAGCTTCTTCCCAGGGCACCAGGTAAGAATCCAGTGTTCCCTGCAGATATTCGATGTATTTTTGTTCGTTGCTGTTGTAGGCTTCCTTTCCGCGATTCAACATGTGCTCAGAAAGCCCAAAAAAGTTGCAAATATCACGGTCGGTGGCATCAATGCTTTCCAGGAATTGAGCATCTTTCAATTGGATATTGATTGGCTCAAATTTCGTTATCATGTCATCAAAAACGGCTAACCTGTACGCGTTTTCAACGCCAACCATTTGCTCTTCATAAGCTTCTCTTACTTTCTTTCTCGCTTCCGGGCTCAATTTTCCGGACATTTGTACATACGCAGCTGGCATCATGCCCTGGGAATAAAGGCGCGACTGTGTTTTATGGGCTGCCAACTGCCGTCCAAAGGTTTCACGCGCAAAGGTGATCACACCTCGCCCCATGTACCCGGTTGCATCCGGATTGATCAGCTGGTGTAGAATTTCCACGGCGGGGATAAACGCGGTCTGACCATTGCTGAAGGTATGCCTGTACCAGAGATTGCCTTCCAGATCAAAAACAGGGTAGGTTCGGTTGGCAGGCAAGATCAACAATTGCCGCGGTCCAACAGTAGGATTCCAGATGTAGTTATTACCGTAAAATAGTAACCACTCGATGGAAGCCTTTTTGAATTGAAACGGTGTCCAGCCCCAAATATTCGGGCTGACCGTCAACAAGTAAGCCATGTTTCTGGTAATTGGGTCAGCCTCCACCTGCTGAATGGACCGCCCAACTTTCCGCATCATTTGAAACGGCATTTTGGCAACATCATCAGAAATGATATTCTTCGCCCGGTAGGTGGTTGCCAGAGTTTGAGATTTTTCAATGGAAACCAATTCTCCGGATTGTGATCGATACCCAAAACTGGGAACATAATCAGCCTTTGGGCTGGCTTTCTGATCCTCAACTATTTTTCGATTCGAGCTCAACAACTCACTTAATATCATGGCTCTTTACCTTTCCGATCAGCACACCCCAACCGATCAACATCAGTCCTCCCACTATCCAGGTGATGACCAGATTCCACTGAGTCAGCCCCACCAAAATGGCAATACAACCGGTAATCAGCAAAATATCATCAAGAAAACGGCTAATAAAATTAATCATTGCGCCCCCTCATACATCCCAAACAATCCAACCAACGGACCGGAGGCAGCCCGTAGCCTTTCAGGAGTCGGACACGACAATCTGCAATCCTCCACCCACGGTCGTATATGATGATCCAGTGGGTAATGGAAGCAGGGAACATCATGCTGATATTCATGAAAATATTTGCGTTCTCCCTGATACAAATCATGGCCACACAAAATGACTGGGTTACACCCCATATACAATGCAAACCAGGCAGCCGTGTTGGAACTATAAAAACCAGTCCACACTTTCACGTTGAACACGATATCCGAAGTTTTATGTGAGCTGACCTTGATTCCTTTAAACTTTTCAACAGCATCCAGTAATATCGGATCAGTCTCCGGGTCATCGTTATAAACCATAAAATCAGGGCTGCAAATCTTCAAAGCGTGGTAATTGACTGCAATCAAAATCGCACCCTTCGGGACCTTCTTCATATCCTCAGGCAAACTCGGACCACCCCCCAAAATGGCAGCGGGTCTTCCCTGGTATAAATCTTTGTAATCGCTCATCAATCTACGCATGCTCAGTTCTCTTTTCCAAAATCACGTTCACATTTCCATCGCGGGTAAAATGCAAATCAACAATCTTCCACGGTTTGGGATGGTAGGTTTGATAACTGCCATAATCCGGATCAAAGTGTTCAAAGGTGATTTCATCCACAGGGTTGCAATGGGTCGGGTCATGCAGAAAGCCATCGGATGATCCATACGGAGTTTCAATATCCAGCTTTGCTCCTGGCTTCAACACCCGCCAGCATTCATCCATAAATTCTATAAATGGCCGTCGTGTTCCTTTTGCGGTCACAGCAACCGGAGGAATATGCTCCAAAATATGCCAGGCTTTCGCCATTTCCACACTGTCTGATTCGATTGGCCAGGGTAATAGATTCAGATCATGAACAATGTCAACACCTTGAATCTCCTGGATATCAATACCAACCCAGCCTTTATCTTTATGATGCCCGCATGCGATATCAAGTTTCATTACATACCCCAATCATCCGAGAGAATCTCTTCGCTCAAATCTACATTGCCTTTGTAATTCACAGCTCTGCTCATCGCGTTGGCCAGTGCAACAATCGGGTCAATTCGTTTGGTTCTCACCACGCTTTTTCCCTTATGTTCCTTCACAAATTTCATGTTTCCATTCCCATTTTTAGCAATGCTCGCGTTCCCAAATGCCCACCTGGCAACCTTGTCATCCAGATGGCTGATTTTTCTATCCCGGAAGAGCTTTTCCATTGCATCGATCGGGGTTGTCATGTTCAAAAATGTCTGTGGAATATCAACGATCGTAAAATCCTTCTTGGCCAATCTCTGCATCAGCATCGCAGCAAAATGCATGTCAGGATCGATCTCAATGATCTTGTAAATTTTTGATAGTTCCATGATTTTTTCCTCAACCACTGTATAATCGACCGTGTTACCCTCGGTAACATTGATCCAGCCTTCACGCTCGAACTGATCATATGGCAACTTATCGCGCTCGATCCGTTCGGTCATACTTTCCCTGGGAATATAGTTCCACCACAAAATACGCCATTCCAGCATTTTTCCCTGGGGAGGGAATAGCAGTGCCAATGACGTTAAATCAGTCGTAGACGATAGATCAACTCCCAAAAAGCAATCCATCCCCACCATATCCATCTGATTCCACTGGCCAACGGTCTTATCAAACAAATCAACCGGTAACCAGGTTGTTAATTTTGTCGTGATCCACTGATTCAACCGTAACCATCTAAATAGACGTTCATCAGCGGGTTTTTTCTTGGCTTTTTCTGCAGCCTCTTCCACCGATTCCAATGGCACAGTCACACCCAATGATGGATTGGCTTTTGCCCAATTTTCGGGATTATAAATGTCCTCTCCATCGTAGGAGAAAATCACAGGGTACCAGGTAGGATCATCCTCACCGGCCAATACACGCATGGCATAATCATGCTGTTCCCAACCTATACTTACTCGATCCGGATCATCACCGGCAGTGGTAATAATCCACCAGATCGGTTGCGCTCTAGCATCACCAGCACCAAACGTCATCACGTCCCATAAATCTCTATTGGGCTGGGCGTGTAATTCGTCAAATATAACCGCGCTTACATTCAAACCATGTTTCGTGAACGCTTCAGCGGAAAGCACCTGGTAGAAGGATCCGGAAACTTTATCAATGATCCGCCTTTTACTGGCAACGATCTTAGCCCGTTTCTTCAGCGCTGGTAACTGATCTATCATATCCACAGCAACATCAAAAACAATAGAAGCCTGGCCACGATCAGCTGCACAACCATAAACCTCACCGTTTCTTTCACCATCTGCAAACAGGTGATAGAGCGCAGCACCAGCTGCTAATTCACTCTTGCCATTTTTCTTGGGTACTTCCAGATAAACATACTTATACTGGCGGTTGCCATCCGCTTTGATGGTCCCATACACATCCCGGATGATGCTTTTCTGCCAGGGTAAAAGCTCAAAGGGCTTTCCATAAAACTTACCTTTGGTATGTTTCAGATTCTCATAAAACCAGACAGCTCTCTCAGCACGTTTTGCATCAAACATTGCTGCAGCTCCTGCCAGGTTTAGCACCAAAACGATAATCAGAATTGCAAAGATGATTCTTTTCATTGCTCATTCTGCCCATCATTCACAAAATCTGTCACCTCACCGAAAAAATCTTCCCACGGATCAGAATTTTTGTTTTCCGGCTCCTTGGTTTTCGGGGCAACGCCAGCACGCGATCGGGGAGTAAGATATAGATGTTGTCTCATCTTAAACATCAGATCCCGTTTACGATCAACCCGGCTATCCAATTTGATAATATGGTCCATCATCGATTGGATTTTTTCACTCATCATCACGGCTTCAACAACCTCGCCGTCTTCCCTATGTTTCTTGTTCGTCTTCACCAGGAACTTATAGAGCTCTCTGGCATTACTACGCATATCATCCAGCTCCGCAACCTGCTCAGCCAGCACGCAATAATCCAGCAAAAGATCGAGATCCAGCCGGGTCACAATCTCACCCTCAATCGAGCGATACTCACGCATGATTC